TGCTGGTCAAGATACATCTATTGCCAAAGATCTACTCCACAGGTACTTTCGTGAGAGCACGGAATTGGGAAGAGAGTGGCAACTTTACAATGCCGTCTTGACCGAAAAAATCAAGGACGAGCAACATGCCGAGCGATTCTTTTCTGTTATTACGGAGGCTCGTAAAAAACTCAACAACCGAAAACTTGCTCAACTCAAGTATGATTTGATTAAGGAAGTCAAAGACTCTTATCCAATCGAAGAAATGTTGAAAGCTCCAATCCGAAATTATCGTGTATTGGCATCCATCTATAAAGTTTTTGAAGACGTGGTATCTCCCGATTGTAAGTTTGATGTCAAAGAAGTGTATCAAGCTAAAAACTGCATAGTAGAACACATCATTGATAAACCAAAGAGCACGCATTCCGAAGACGAACTACTTCACTTATACGAGCAACAGTCTGAGGATATCCGTCTTCTCACTTACAAACTTTTGTGTGAAAAACTCAACGAGAAATACGCAAGTGTCCTTGATGATGAACAAAAGTCGGTTTTGAGAGAGTATATCTGCAACGTGGCCAATACGAATAACTTCGGTGCATTCGTTCAAAAGAAGGTTGCGGAAATCAAAACAACCTTGACGGAGATGGTCGGTCAAATTAAAGATTCAGACGTGATGCGAATCAAAATCCGTGAGGTTGTTAATCAACTGGACAAAATCAACCCCGGCAAGATCGTTAAGGATAATCACGTCATGGTACTGATGCTTTCCTACGAATTGCTGAAAGAAGTTAAAAAGCAATTGGAAGGAAAGCAGCATGAAAATAGATCTTAACGTTCTCAAGCAGATTGCCCAAACGTACGGAGTTGCTCCCGTGCAAATGATTCCCGGTGCTGCCCATCTCATTCAGAACAAGCAATCTTCTCAAGCTGATGATGAGGGTCATCAAGTTTTGACCAGTAATGGTTATACATTTAACCCTGCGGATTCTGCGTATCACAGCGAGTCTCAATTTGAAGACAGCGACCAGATGATTTACGCTCTTCCCGAAACACCAAAGGGACCAGTTTATCTGTGGGTATGGGCAGGACAACTTGCACGCATTCTTCCCGGGACAGACAAGTTGAAGAAGTGGATTGAAGGAGATTTTAAGTATCCTGATGGTAAGGTCAATAAGTTCATTGAAACTTACATGGAAATGACTGGTCAATCACAAGGTTCTCCAAAACCAGTATCGAAGGGTGCTGCGAAAGCAGAAGAACCCGAAGATAGAATGACAGGTCCAGAACCAGAGATTGATGATGATCCAATTTCAGGTCCGGTGCCAGATCGTTCCAATGTTGGTGAACCACCAAATCAAGCAGATGCTATCATTGACAAAATCATGCGTGGTGCAAAGATTAAGCCGGGAACCAAACTGAGTCAACAAGCACCAATTTATCTTCCTGCCGATGAAATCATTGATTTGTATCACAAAGCAAAAGATATGGCAAAAGACGATCCATCCAGCGGAAAGAAACTACTGGATTTCATCAAGACTTTGAAGCCTAAACCATTTACGGAAACTATCAAGAAGTCTCAACTTGAGACTCTTATTCGTGAGATTGTTAGGGGCATTGTTAAGGAGGGATGGCAAGATAGCTATGTTCCGGGGAGAGACCCAATTGGCGGATATGGTAAATCTGACCCAAATGAAAAATGGGTAGAAGATTTTGCTAACAAACAATGGCCAGACCCAATGGATATTGGAAAGAGTGGTCAAGGTTTGAAATGGCGTATTATCAAGTCCAAAAAAGCCGATAGTGGTGAAATGGTATATCAACTTGGAAAGACCAAGACAGTTCACTTGACCAAGTTTATTATCAAACGTGGAAAGAATTGGTACTATCTGGACGAAGACCCAAAGACCCATACAAAGAAATGGGTTAAGATGTCGGAGCGTCCCTCCAAATCATCTCAAAAGCCGGTGGAACCACAAGAACCAGAACTTGATGAAATGACAGGAACAGCAGCAGTTTCTCCTATCATGACACCAAAAGCATTTGGGAAGAAAAAACTGAGTACGGAGAACGACCATTTTTTCGACTCTCGGGATTGGAGTGAATTAGCATCAGACCCCAATCTCGCATCCGTTTGCTGTGGTGCTCAACCATTGGGGCAGGTAGATTCGAAGGCAAATCCGCCAGCTGGTATTTGTTCCAAGTGTAGGAATAATACTACATTTGAAAAAAATACAGAAGAAGAGCCGTTGAATGAGATGAATACCACCGATGGTGGAACACCGGGGTATCAAGTTCCCGGTATGTTTTCTCGTAAAGGTGGAAGTAAAGCAGGAGTCGCTGGTTCTGCTGCTCTTGGATATCAATTGACTAAGATTGGTAAACAGGAGATGGAGAGACCAGCGGATAAACTTTTGGAAGGTAAGACCGTGAAGGACGGAACTCCTATCTGTAAGTACTGTAAGAAACCACTGCATTATGCGGGGCAGATTGAATGTCATAAGTGTGGTAAGGTTCAAGAGGCAAAGACCAAAACAAAGGTGTGTCCATATTGCAATATGATGGCAATCAATGGTGTGTGGACGCACGAGCAGGGATGCCCAAATTCGGAAGACGTATAACATGATTAGTCTAAAGCGCATAATCGAACAACAAGATTCTATGGGTCAATACTATGACCTTGGTAAGGATTTTGCGGCTTTCCGTCGTATGATTGATGGTGCTGATCAACAACTCCGTCAAGAATATGAGAAGATTATCAGCAAAAAACTTGTTGGAAAGAGAGTCCGTGCTCGTGCTTCTCGTGGATATAAGCAGTACGTGAAGGACTATGAGTTTGATGTCACGAAGATTAGCATAGATGACTACTATGACAATTTTGTGGTTGTTGCCTATGACAATACTACGCCAAAACCAAAAGAATACTTTTTGAAGCCGGGATTCAAAGTGACTATTCTTGGTCCGGCAACTGGTGAACCATCCCCACAAAAGGGAGGAAAACCAGAAGATAATCAGACGCCAAAAGCGGAACAACCAACAACTCCCGGTGCAACGCCTCAAGCGGCACCAGATGCAGCGCAGCATCAACCAATGGCACAGGCTCCGGCAGGAAATACTCCTTCTGAACGCCCATTGGAAGAAGATGATGATACTGCTGGAACTGGTCATTATGATGCTTATCCTATTGATCAAATTGGAAAAGACATCGAACCTTGGTTGCCAAAAATTTTGAAGAAGCCGGGTTCAATGGCAATGAGAGATTTTATTAAGGGACTTGGATGGTTAAAGGATCATGGACATGGTAAGACTGTTGCCATGTTTGATCTCAAAATCCCCGTGGATTCCATCAACGTTAACTTAACGCCTGATATTATGAGACAAATTCTCCAAAAAGTCAACAAACAAGGTACAATTGGAGTCACATTTGATTTGTTGAAAATGGAAATGGATGAGCGTCGAGGAACATGGGATATCCGCCTCAAAAAAACAATGACAGACACGACACGAGTATGAATAAGACAGATAAAAAACTCTTAATGGAGTGCATCACATTTGAAGCAGACCAGCGTTTGCTGAAAGAATCGAATGAGCACCCGAATCAACCTTTCCGTGTGAAAGGTGTCCTTCAACGTAAGGGCAAGAAGAATCAGAACGGACGCATCTATCCAGATGAAGTGTTGATTCGTGAAGCAGAGAAATACGGACAGACGTTTATTGCTGACCGCCGAGCAATGGGAGAACTGGATCACCCAGAGTCTTCTGTTGTCAATCTCAAAAACGTGTCACACAATGTTGTTGAAATGCACTGGGAAGGTGATGACCTTGTTGGAACTGTTGAAGTTCTGACGACTCCAAATGGTAACATCCTCCGTGAGCTTTTCCGCAATGGAATCAAGCTGGGCATTTCCAGCCGTGGACTAGGTACTCTCAAGAAGATTTCCGAAAACTCTGCAATCGTTGGCGACGACTTTGAACTCATCGCTTTTGACTTCGTTTCCAATCCTTCTACACAAGGCGCATTCATGATGCCAACTGCTACTGCACAAGGACAAATTGCTCTTGCTGAAGGTATTGTAAGAAATCCAGTCACCAATCGTTGGGAACAAACCGATACAATCATTCGTAACATTCTGACAGAATTGGGTTAATCTTATGGTCATGACCAAGTATGCATTCAAGAATTTGGTGAAGCAATGCCTTGCCGAAGTCATTGTTGAATCTCCCACTGGACCGTGGACAGTACGATATGCTGTACTTGGATTGGAAGGAATTCCAACTTCTACTCATCCGACTAAAGGTGAGGCAATGCAAGCAGCAAAAGAATTCATTCAATCGTACAACACTGCCAAATCTCGCAATGCAGGAGAGTACATTGAAGGTATTGAAAACGGGTATGCGCTCAAGCATATTGGCGGTGGAACTCGTGCGATTGCTGTTGCGGTTGCTCCTTCAAAAAAGAATCCATACATGGAAGCATCACAACCAGAACCTTACGATGACAAAACAGATACTTTTGCTCCCGGTCCTCGTGATAGAACTGAACCAGTTCAGCAACCCGCAAAACCTACAAAACCTCCTGTAGAAATTATGCCGACAGGCAGAACGGATGATTGGTCTCGCCCAATCTATGTAGATGCCAAGGGAAGATATTTTGTTGATATTAACCTCGGTAAGGGAACTCCTGACATTCACTATACTACTGACCCAGAAGGAGAACCAGAGTTTCGAGTAAAGAATGTCAAGATTGTCCAAAAGCTTACAGAGGTGGGGGAACTTCGTGCTGATAAGTTAAGCAATTCCGAGCGTCGTAAAATCCACGATGCTTTTAAGAAAGCGGGTCTGGATGGCAATGGACGCTTTGAGAAAAAGGAACATGGTCTTGCTGCCGTAACACAAGCACTTTCCACACTTGGTTTTCAGCTGGATATGGTTTCGGGCGATATGATTATGGGCGACAAAGGTATGAGAAACTTCGTTTTCCGCCGTGCCAATGACCCCGGACAAGACGCCTTCACGGAGAAACCAGAAATCACCAACAGCAGAATCGTATTCAATTGGGAGCGTATGGATGGTCCAACCCACCAATATCCAAACTCTCCACACGTATTTGAGATATTGGTATATGCGTCCTAATCAACTCAGAGCATTCGTAAAAGAATGTGTGTTTGAAGTTCTGAAAGAAGAACTTTCCGAGGGGTTCGATCCAACTTCTCAAGGCCCAAATCCCGACTGCAAAGACAATCCTTATCCTGCTTGGAACAACTTCATGCGTCATTTGGAAGAATCTTCCAACAAGATTTCCGACCCAAAGAAAAAGGAAAAGGTCCAAGCGATGATAAAGAAGGCAGAAGCATGGGTTGCCAAGAAAAAGGCACAAGGATGGACACAAAAAGACTTCGCTGCCGGTCTCAAAAAATTTCTAACGAAAGAAAATGAGCATGGACGTTATGCTCAACTTGCCGGTGCCGGACAGTTTGATTCTCGCACTTTCGGACCCGAACCCGAATTTGGTCCCGAATCCCAGATCAGCGAAACATTTGAAAAATATCGTTTCATTATTGTCTCCGGTAAAGGAGATTTAGTTCGTATTACACGCTCAGACACTATTGAAAAAGCATTTTCTGAATTGGAAGATGAATTTTCTGATTGGTGCTCTTCTCAGGGTAATTATGAGTTTGATGATTATCGAGTTACACACAAATCTCATGATTTATGGATAGTTCATAATGATGGTTCTGATGGAGATTATTACATTCTTGATTTAAGATCGGATAATCCAAAAATCAATCAAATGAAAAACTCATACAAACTTCAAGCACAAATGCAAAGATTTCTGAAGCGTCATTTCTCGTGGCCTCCAAATAGACCAGATGAAGGCCCACTTTCAGCAGACTATATTTATGGAAAAGATGATGGGCATCTTGGATTCGGGCATGAAGTTTGATGGGACTTAAAATAAGTTGATTCTTCCCTCAATATGGCGTAAACTACACGCCGTATGCCTGAATACCTATTTTCATACGACGATATTTGTCTGCGTCCTGAATACTCCGATTTGCCAACTCGGAAAGATGCCGATACTTCCACCACATTTCTCGGACAGAAGTGGCGACTCCCCGTAGTTCCTGCCAATATGCAAGATGTTATTTCGTGGGACATTGCAGATGCTCTCCAAACAAATGACTATTTTTACATTATGCATAGATTTGGTGGGGCAAATCTCAACATTCCTGCAAAAATGTTGGCAGGAATGGATACTAAACTTTTCAGTGTTAGTGTCGGTGTTAATGAAGATTCACGAACCGAAATGATTCGTTTGGAAAATCTCCATCGTGATCCTCAAGTTGTAACAATTGACATTGCTCATGGACATCATTCCAAAGTTAAGGATATGGTGAAGTTTCTTAGTGGTGTATTTCCTACCAATCCAAAGATTATAGCTGGAAATGTAGCCACTGCCGATGGATACAAGTTTCTTGCCGATTTAGGAGTGGATGCTGTAAAGGTTGGTATTGGGGGCGGTTCCATTTGTACAACCCGCTATAAGACGGGGTTTCATATCCCAACGGCATACTCAGTATGGGATTGTGCTACAAACGGCGACAGAGATGTTCCTATCATCGCCGATGGGGGTGCTAAACACTTTGGGGATGTTGCCAAGGCACTCGTACTTGGAGCAGATATGGTGATGAGTGGGCGATGGTTTGCCGAGTGTCTTGACTCGCCTGCTAGAATAGAACATGGTAAAAAAATCTATCGGGGGTCAACATCATATGAATCTAAGGGACACAACAATCATATTGAAGGACAGACCATTGAGATTTCGCAGGGGTGCTCGTATTCAGATAGATTGGAAGAAATCCGCCAAGCCCTTGCTTCGTCAATATCTTACGCAGGTGGACGAGATCTGTCCATTTTTAGGACAACCAAGTGGTATCTTCACAGATAACCCTTGACTTTTTTGATTACTCTGCTATACTCATACACCAATGATGACTCTAAAACTAGTTGAATTTGATCGTCCGACTATCAATGGTCGTGTTTACCCTAAAGCGGTATTGGAGGCAGCACTGAAACATTGGGAGGACCATTTCAAGACCAAGACCATGCCGATTTTCAAATCTCCTTCGGCAACTCCGAAAGTGGAAGACATTGTGGGATACGCTGAGAATTTTCGGTTTGAGGATGGGTATTTGCTGGCAGACATTGGATTTCTTGAAGAGAGGGTAAAAGAAGTTGCAAATGACGGAGAGATAATCAACGTCAGACCGAATGGAATTGGTGGAGTAGATACTGAAACAGGTATTGTCCATGAAGGTTACAGAATGTGTGGATTAGCGGTGCGGCGAAATCCCGTGGTTGGTGCTGTAATCAAGGAATCCGATGAAAAGAAGTGACCGACTAAAGAAGTTGGCCGATGAAACGATGGTAAAGATCACTTCCATCGCTCGGCATATACGCAACGTTGAGGACAATTGCCTTTTGTTAGGCGAAAAACTCATTGGGCGTGGTGAAATTGACTTGGGGCATAAACTCATTGCTAATGGTCACGTTCATGATGCAAGTAAATTTCATGGTATTGAGTGGGATCATATGGCACCGGGGAAACCTGCTGAAGAAGAGTCAGCAAAACTGAAACTCAAATTGGCGGTCATGCACCACAATCGTACTAATTCCCACCATCCAGAGTATTGGAATGGTATCAAAAATATGCCACGAATTGCAATCGCAGAAATGGTATGTGATTGGAAAGCAAGAAGTGAAGAGTTTGGAACATCTCTCCGTGATTGGATTGAGAATCAAGCGACCAAACGATTTGAATTTACAAAGGATGATAGTGTGTATAAGGAAATCAACGAGTTTGTTGATTTACTTTGCCCCAATCCCTTTGAAAACGTAATAGCAAACAAGTAGGAAAACAAACAGTTATGACACCAAAATCAATCAATGTAGCAGTAGCGGAGCAGCTGGAAAAGCTAGGGTCTGCTAAGGTGGTGGATACCGTAGTAGAAAAGCTCGTATCTACCGAAGTTGGACGGCGTGCCGATGCTTTGGCGGCGGCAATTAAGTTGTCCGAAGATACCCTTCGTGAACATCGCAAAGCATCCAAGCCTGACCAAGTTTCTATCGCTGCCGATGGTGGTAGGACCGAAACCTTCTCGGCGAAAGCATTCGAGTCCAAGAAGAAGTTGGAAGAGAAGCTCGCTAAGATCGAAAAGGTAGTCCAGAATGCTACCGAAAACGGCGATTGGGGTAAGTTGTATGAATTGGTCAAGGGTGGCGGAAATACTGAACCTGCCAAGACCGATGACGCCAGCTGAAATCTCAGACAGGGTTAAACAAACAGCAGACGCTCGGTTAGATCAAGTAATCGAGCGTCTGTTTCCCCTTGTACGTTGTCAGCACGCCCACAAAGCATGGGAGGGTCTGTGTGATTGTGGGTACTGCGTCTTTATTCGCCATCATTATGTGCCATTCAAACTCATGGTGCATAAGTTGAAGAAACGAGTAAGATATATGGAATGGTGCTGTCAAGATAGTGATATTGCCCTTCTCGGAAAGAAAGAGGCAGAACTCGGTCTTCAACAACTCAAGTTAATGGAAATCAAGCAGAAAAAGAAAGCTCTCAAAGAAGGAAAAGAATTGACTTTTTCTGAAATTGCGCTATAGTAAGGTGTGAATATGGAATGGCTAGACAAACACACGATTTATGTAACCCTCCACGGGTCACAAGCTTATGGACTTGCCAAATAATTGATGTTTTCGAATTTCATGGGAATATGTATATGATGTAATAGTGAAAGGTATATCATATGCATGGAAATAGAAAATACACTCTCAATGAATCATTTTTTGAACACATAGATACACCCGATAAGGCGTATGTGTTGGGATTTATAATGGCGGATGGGTATAACAATGTTAAAAAACGCTATGTTAATATCAGACTGGCTTTACAAGACGAATCTCATCTCGAAAAAATTTCTAAGTGCGTTGGGAGTAATAAACCAATACGCAGAGTTATATCAAGCGGATACTCTGGAAATGATTATGAATCCTGTCAAATAACTCTTGATAGTGTAAAATTATCAGAGCAACTAGAGCATTTAGGAATAGATGGTGATAAATCAAACAATCTTAGATTTCCATCAGAATTATCGTCTGAATTGTATCCACATTTTATACGAGGATATTTTGATGGAGACGGGAGTGTTTCATGGACAAAACATTTGAAAAAAGCGTATATTTCTATTTGTTCTACTGATGATTTTTGTAAAGGATTGAAAACCTATTTATTCAGTCATTTTGAAATTGGAGGAAGTATTGTTCAGAATAAGCAAAAACCAAACTCTTGTAAAGAACTTCATATTTGTGGAAACAGACAAATAAGATTCTTGTTGATGTGGATGTATGGTTGTGGTAATATATGCCTAGAAAGAAAACTGGAAAAGGCATTGGATGTTTTGAAACGAATAGAGGAACTGCCTACTAGAATTCCAAAACAACTGAAAAAATATGAACTTGGATTGGTTGGATAAGCATACCATCTATGTTACACTGCATGGCAGTCAGGCATATGGTTTGGCTAACGAATTTTCAGATACGGACGTGAAGGGAATTTGCGTACCTCCACCTGAAGTGGAGTACAACCTGTTCCATCGTTTTGAACAGGCAGAGAACCCTGCCTCTCTTGAGGCACGTCTCGGTCATCTCAAGAACCCGAAGAACCCAAAGTTTGAGAGCACGATTTATTCTCTCCGTAAGTTCTTTCTGCTTGCTGCCGAAGTCAACCCTAACATCATTGAGTTGCTTTTTACGGCAGATACCGACCATTTTGTGAAGCATCCGCTGATGGTGAAAGTGCTGGAAAACCGCCATCTCTTTGTCTCCAACAAAGCACGCTATACGTTTGCGGGTTATGCCTGCGCTCAAGCCAAAAAGATTGAACGTCATCGCAAGTGGATTGTTCTTGGTGAAGTTCCTTGCCCCACTCGGGAGCAATTCGGACTTCCTGCCGAGCGTCCAAAGGGTGTTGAAGAGATCATGGGTTACATGAAGGCAAAGGTTGAGCAATGGAATCTCAATCAATTTCCCATTGACGAACTTCAAAGGGCAGAACTGAAAGACACGATTTGGGAGCTGCTCACACATGTTTCAGGTCGTGAAATCTCAGTTGCCAACTGGCCCGACGAGTATCATGCTGGTGTTCTGTCAAAAATGAAGCAAGACTTCAATCTCAAGGATGAAGTGGTTGCTTTCATAAATGCCGAGCGTGCCTATGTCAAGGCAAAGCAAGTGTACGACTCTTGGGTTTCTTGGAAGAAAGAGCGCAACCCTGCTCGCCGTGAACTTGAAGAGAAGAGTGGTTATGACACGAAGCACGCTTCTCACCTTGTCCGTCTTATGCGGATGGGATATGAGATCATCACGGAAGGCAAGGTCATTGTTCGTCGTCCTGATGCCGAAGAACTTCTTGCCATTAAGAATGGTGCATGGTCCTTTGATAAGGTCATGGAGTTCAAAGATGAGATGGAAAAGAAGCTGGATGCAGAGTATCTTCGTCAGAAGAAACTTATTGCCGAAGGTCAACCCGTTCCAATCCCTCGGGAAGTGAACAAGGAACAACTCAACAAGCTCTATCACGAGCTTTACAATGAGTATTGGTCATGAAAAAACGGAAGTTGCAGGTCAAGAGTAAGGCCCGTGGACCCAAACAACCAAAGTGGGTTCCACCGGAAGAACGGATGAAAAAGTATGGGGATTTTGGCGTAACGCTGAAAAATCCAAGCGTGGAAAAGGTCAAGTGGACTAAGTTCTGTATCGTCGTCCCAACCGAAGAAGACAAAAAGGAACTTCAGGCAGCATTTGAATACTTCCATGACAATCCGCTCATTGATACGGACTTCGTAACTGTTAATCAGCTGGCTCACCTGTATTTGGGTGAGCCAGCTGATCCTTGCAAAATCATTGTGGACGAAGATACGTTCCGAAAAATGGAACAGGAAATGTGTCAACATACAGATACCTACGTTGAGAATGGTATCAAGTACTGTAAGAAATGCTGGAAAGCATTGGAATTTTCCAAAAAAGAAACACTTGGGTAGATGTTTCAGAAAGTTATACCATATTTATTGGTATGAACTTTCGAATATACAAAATAACCAACGACATAAATTCTAAAATTTATGTTGGACAAACATCAAAATCTATTGAAGAAAGATTTAATCGGCACTGTGCTGAAGGTAAATGGAGAAACACAAAGAAAATGCCGATTGTCTTTGCCATACAAAAATATGGTAAAGACCATTTTAAGATAGAGTTATTGGAAGAGTTGCCGAACTATTATAATCAAGATCAAATAGATGAAGCAGAAAAAAGATGGGGAATGAAACTAAATTGCTTTTCGCCAAACGGGTATAATTTACGACTTGGAAATGGAAGACATTCATTTTCTCCAGAAAGTATAGAAAAAATTAGACGGGCAAATCTTGGGAGGAAAGCATCGGAAGAAACCAAACGAAGATTATCTATCTCTCATACTGGTTATAAAATGAAAGAAACTACAAAACAAAAACTTTCTACATATTGGAAAGGCATTCAACTGTCGTCAGAAGCAAGAAAAAATGCATTACTATCTAGTCAAAAAGAATATGATTTAATAGACCCTATGGGTAATAAAATTCATATAACTAATATGGCAAAGTTTTGTCGAGAAAATGGATATGGAAAGGCAAGAATGTGTGAATTAACACGAGGAAAAATAAAATCTTATAAAGGATGGACAAGATGCTTACCATGAAACGAGACGACGAGTTTTGATATGGAAATACGAATCTATTGGACAAATCTACAAGACTTATCTGCAAGAGCGTATTTGATTTCGAGTGGTGGGGATACTCGCCAGTGGGACATTACCAATGTGCAAGAGTTTCTTGACGAGTATTACAAAGACAAGACTCGTCCAGAACCCCCGCCTCCTTATTGGACTCGGGCTGGTCATATTGCCACACTCAACTATTACCTTGACCGAATAGACAAAGCGTTGATAGAACCCGATGCCTTGGAAAAGATTAGGGCAATTATGCAGGAGTTCAATACTCCTGTGGTAGTTGCCTAATTCTAGTTGACTTTTCTCCGTTCTATGATATAATCACCACAATGCAAACATTTCTGCCTTTGCCCGACTATCTTCAATCTATGCGTAGATTGGACAAGTATCGTCTCGGCAATCAAGTGTGGCGTGAAGGTCTAACCCTTATTCGTGGCGGTTGGGAACATCATCCTGCTCGCAAAATGTGGCAGGGTCACGAGCATCATCTTGGTAAGTATCTTCTCGCTGGTTTGGAAGTTCTGAAAGAGCGCAGTGGAAAAGACTATGCCGAAGTTCGTACAAAGATAGAGGCAGAAATGGCAAAGTATCCCGATACGGGAGCACCCGCTTGGGTTGGTGATGAAAAGTTTCACGCATCCCATCGTTCCAATCTTCTACGCAAAGTAAATGAGGCTATTCAAAAAGCAGTGGAAGCAATTGACATGAATAGTCCCCGCAAAGATCATTTCATTGAAGTCGCACAGCATATGAAGTCGTGGTATTCACAATTCGGATGGACCGAACCATCAGACTTGCCTTACGTGTGGCCAAAACCTTAATTCTATGAGCTACAGACCGATTACAGACATGTGGTTTCTCGCCAGAGCAAAACTTAAAGGCGGGAAGAAATACTATGGTGCCTATCTTGGCGGATTCCCCGAGCGAGCACGAGCATTGCTTGGATGCAAACTAACTGACCCAGTACTTCATGTCTGTGGTGGTATGGCGAAAGACTATCCTTACAAGCGTGGATTCGGTCCAAACGACAAGACATTGGACTTGGACCCTGCGTGCAATCCAGACTTTCTTCAAGATGCCCGAGAATCATTTCCGTGGGCATATACATCAACACCGGAGGATCTTGTTCAATTGCCTCCAACTCCGTGGTCAGGCATTTTGATTGATCCTCCATATTCCGAACAAGATGCAACGCATTATTTGCCGGGGGCGGATAAGTATCCAAAACCAAATCAGCTTATTGCCAATGCGCTGGAAGTGCTTCCATCGGGAGGACGTGTTGGATTGATTCACTACATTCTACCAAGTCCCAAAGATGCTATCTTTGTTGCTTGTGTTGGTGTAGTATGCGGATTCAATAACCGCATCCGAGTTTATTCGGTATTTGAGAAGATTTAGGCTATCTCTCCCTTGGCTTTCTTCATCTTTTTGATGATGGAGTAAAGATTAACTGCCAACTTCAATTCATCTGGTGAAAGTGTAGCAAGGTCCACAGAACCCTTATACCCGGGTTTTGGTGGAGGAGCTTCCTTTCCTAACATCTTGTACATTTGTTCCATGTGGCGTCGGCAAATGCCGTGTGAAGATCCTACATTTGGAACTTTGAATTCCGCTTCGCAATTAGCACAAGGATGTTTCATCAAGTGAGCGAGTAAAGATCGTCTATCACTTGGGAGAGCACGAAATGCTTGGATTGTAGCTTTTGTTTCTTCGGGAGATAAATCAGGAGATTTTGGCTTTCCAGCCATTTGATTCTTGATTCTTTCAAAGTCCTTGGGGGACATCCCCTCACGAGTTACTTTTTTTTTGTAAGCTCCGACAAACGAGGCATTGCCTCTTGCTGAAGAGTTTGCTTCGTGTTTGGTTTCGCATCAGAAGCAGGTTCCATCGGCTGGTCGAGACTCTTTGACTTTTTGAGATCGTAATAACGTCCAAGAATATGCCCGATGTCTTGATAAGCGACTCCGAGTTGTTGCATACGAGCATATCCTTCTTTGGCAATCTTTTGATATTCCATTACCCTCTTCTTTAGTTCCTTCATGTCTCTCTTGACAATATCCTGTTGGAACCAATCACCACATTCATTAAGAGCGTACTGTTCGGCAAGTTCGCACAATTCTGTCAATGCCTTGGCAGAATTTAGAATTGCTTCTTCGTGCTTGATGCTTTCTCCAAAGCTTTCAAACATAGATGCCATATCCATAAGTTTGCGCTTCTGCTCGGGCGTCAACACTTTTGGTTGTTCGCCGAAACCTTTGTCAGGAATTTGACCGAGGTTTTCTACAATTCGCTTTAGAGTAAATGTCTTGGTTTTAGGAGTGCTCATACGTTTATAAATATGGTTGAGAAAGCTGTTTGTTACATGTTTTTATCCAAGTCTGGCTGAGAATAGGTATCAAAGTAGTCAATTACATCGTTGAAGGTTTTGAATCTCTTTGTTGCCCGTTTATCCTCTTCGACATAGAAGTACTCGGTTTTCTTACCGGACGCCTCATCCAACTCTTTCTTTTTATAGACAGTGATATGAGGTTCTTTAGTTGTACGAAGGTGAAAATCATCGCCGAAGTCAAACCCCATATTAACCAAATGATCAACATCAGGCCATCTCCAATCATCCACATTTATAAGTCCCTCTTTTGATTCTTCATCTATGGAATGTAAAAGTTCTTTTAATGTGATCATACTCTATTCCATTCCTTTAATCTTCTTGTGATTGTTCTTCTGGCTGGACATTTTATTCCCATCTTGGTTATTTCAACATAGATTTTGTCTCTTCCAAATCCTTCGGAAGATAATCGAAGTATAAGTTGTTTAAGATTGTTATCTATCTTTTTATAAGTTTTATTGTTTTCACCAAATACTTTTGGTCTTAATGCATTAGCTTTTGCTACTGCTTCTCTTATGTGTTTAGCAGGTGTCTTACCATATAAATAGTGATCTTTACCTCTATGGTAAGTTCCACAATTTCCTCCTTGTCCACCTTCCATTATATTATATCCAATACTTTTGTCAGTAGAATTGAAAAAGGAAATCCAATACTTTTCTCTTTCATTGAGTTCTTCTACAGAAGAACATTGTTCGATGATTTCTTTTCTAAAATTTTCTCGCCTATATTTTTCTATGGCTCTCAAAAATACTTTACCCGATCCAATGTAAAGCGGATTGTTTTTGAGATCTCTTCCGATATAGACTTTCCCATTAACAAGATTGGTTGTCTTGTAAATTACCATAGTTGTTAAATTTCTAGCTGTTGTAAGAAGTCAGCAAGAACATTTGCTCCTTCAACATCATCGGTGAATGTAATTGTCTTGGTAATACGTATTGGGTCATCAACCGTTATTTCATCTTCTCCTGAAATTTCTGGTGCTGGTGGAGCGGCTTCCTTCAAACCTAATTCCTTTTCCAAATCGGATGTATCATCCCCACCCTTATCACCTTTATCACCCTTATCCATTGGTGGTTCTTCTGCTCCTTCTGGTTTACCCTCTTCTTCAGCAGTTTCGTGTTTAGAAAATGCAGTCCAACAAAATTGACTTCCCTCTTTCAATTTTTTGATTACGGTAGTCGTGTTGTTTCCAAAAGTATCGGTGTTTTCAAATTTGACAAAGAAACGATCACGCTGAGTTGGTTTTACTTTCGTAAAGTTAAGAATGGATTGTTGTTCTTTTGGAGTCATCTCAATACCACGGCGTTGATTGACATAGCTATCAAAATCCGCCTTGGTGTCGAAGGTCTTGGCAATAACTTTTCGTTCGGGTTTATCCATGCCATCTTCTGAAATCCACATTGGTTCTTGAATTTCTTTGTACAATCGGAGAGCTTTGAGAAGTTTGTGTTTTCCTTCCTCGCTCAAGGATTCCTTCATTTTTATGAAGCGTTTGATCTTATCTGCTGGCGATGTTGATGGCATACATCAATAAATATCTCCAGATTTTTTATCGTTTTGTTTTTTCAAAACTATTTATATTACAGAAATGCTGCATTTCTATGCTGCCCACCGACCCAATTGGGGGTCAAAAAATAACCTTCATTGAAGCTTCAATAGCTTTAGAATCCAAGATAAGGATTAAACCATTATGGAAAGCAACCTTTTGAAAGAGGCTATTGCTGACGCAAAGGCAGTTCGTCAAACCGCACTCGCTAATGCAAAGGTAGCACTCGAAGAAGCATTCTCCGAGAGATACCACGCAATGTTTGCCGAAAAACTGAAAGAAGATGCTGAAGAGGGAGTGGCACCAGCCGCAGCTCCAGCAGCACAAGAAGAGACCGTATCGGAACAGGAAATTGATGAATTGATCAAGGAACTGGAAGCCGAAGTCGGAGCACCAGCCGCACCAACGGGTGAACCAGATGCAGATGATGTTGCGGGAGCAGCACCAGCCGCACCAGTTCCTCCAGCAGTGCCGGGAGCAGTACCACCAGCACCAGCAGTGCCGGGAGCAGTCCCACCGGGATGCCCACCAGTTGCACCAGCTGTCGCACCAGTCCCACCATTGGGAGCACCACCAGTTGGCGCACCACCAGCAGTACCGGGAGCGGACGCAGGTTTGGGAGCACCAGCACCAGCGGCACCACCATCTGATGTCCCAGCTCCAGAAGGAGAAGAGGCAGATGAGGATGTCAATCTGGACGAATTACTGGAAAGTTTGAAACAAGAAGTATCAGAAAACGCCGAAGAGCAAGAAGAGTGCGTGGAAGAAGAGACAATTGAAGAAGTGACCAAGCTCGCATCATCGGGCATTGGACCATCTGACAACAAGAAGCCAACTTCCGCAGCAAGCTCTACCTCTCGTGTGGAATCGGGTGGAGATAAGGATGGTATGCCAACCATTGACCAACCAAAGGTCGTGGCAAAAGAGGCAACTCAAGCATCTCGTCCAAATCAAGGCAAACACGCCACCAAAGATAACCTTTCTACCCCAGCAATGGGATCTGGAAATGGTTCGGGTGGAAATTCTGAGACTGGATATGACACAATTGGTCAGGCAAAGACGACTGCTAAGGAACCAACCGAAGCATCACGTCCAAACCAAGCCAAGAATGCAACCAAGACGAACCTTTCTACTCCGGGTGGAATGCTCGAAGAGAACAAGGCTCTCAAGCGACAACTTAATGAAGCCGAAGAGGTCATTAAGTATGTCAAAGGACAACTTAATGAGGTTAACTTGCTTAACGCCAAACTGCTTTACACGAACAAGCTGTTTAAGGAGTATAGCATGAACAACGAGCAGAAGATGCGTGTTGTTGAAATGTTTGACCTCGCCAAAAACGTTCGTGAAGTCAAGCTGACCTACGCTAACATCGCAGAGTCGTTGAATTTCAGTGGAACGGACATTAAGAAGAAGGCGAGAGCCTTTTCCACTGCCCAAGCTATCACTGAAGGTCTCGCATCGCAGCCAGTGGGTTCAACCAAGCCATCCGCACAAATCATTACGGAAGGTAAGGCAAATCAAATGGTAGCTAGATTCCAAAAGATCGCCGGAATCCAGCCAACCAAGAAATAACTCTGGCGAGAACACAAAAGAACGTAAAATCTATGGAAAACGTAAAAGAACTGTTGACCAACGCTCTTAATCCGCAGGCACGTCTCATGGCTGAGACTCGTGGTCTTGTCTCCAAGTGGGAAAAGACCGGATTGCTTGAAGGACTCAAGAATGACGTTGAGAAGTCGAACATGTCGGTGTTGCTTGAAAACCAAGCAAAGCAGCTGATTGAAGAGTCCACCGTGACCGGAACTCAGAGCAATTCTGAGCAATGGGCAGGTGTGGCACTTCCATTGGTTCGCCGTGTGTTTGCAGAAATCGCAGCGAAGGAATTCGTTAGCGTCCAGCCAATGAACCTCCCATCGGGACTCGTATTCTACTTGGACTTCAAGTATGGAACGACCTCGGGTGTATTCACGGCTGATTCATCCACGAACTATTCATCACTGTTCGGTGGTCTGAGCGGAAGCGCAGATCCAAACGGTCAGTGGAAGCTTGGTTCAACCAATTACCCAGCCGGTGGTCTATATGGACCGGGACGTAACGGTTATACCGTAAACGACCAGATCCATCGTGGTATCACCGTGTCTGTCGGAACTGCATCACTTGCTGATGTAAACTTCGATACTGGTAATAGTAATGACCCAGTGTTGAGCAATATCTCAGCATCCCTTGTTGCAGGTACTTTGTTTACGCTTACGACCAACGGCCTCACGGCTGATTGTATCTCAAAGTCGGGATCTTATCCAGACCTCAACAACGTCCGTACCTTCATGCCAGTTGCAGGTGGACTTGGATATCCATTCGTAACTTGGTTCCCGGGATTCACCAGAATCAATGGAACTGATGTAACATTCGTTGTTTCGGCATCGAATTCTAGTATGGCAACCCTTACGGGTTCCGGCGCAGGAGCTTCAACGGCATCCGTCGTATTGAGCTACCAGCCACAACCAACCTCTCGTGGTGACTTTGAAGACCGTCTCGGTGCTTCTACCACGGCAACGGATACTGGTCTTAACAAAGACATTGGTATTCCTGAAGTCAACCTTGAGCTGCGCTCTGAGCCTATCGTGGCGAAGACCCGTAAGCTGAAGGCAGTCTGGACTCCAGAACTTGCTCAAGACTTGAACGCTTACCACAGCGTTGACGCAGAAGCAGAACTGACTGCACTGTTGTCTGAGTACGTGTCAATGGAAATCGATCTTGAAATCCTCGACATGCTTATCAATAATGCTCCAAACATCAACAAGGAGCGTTGGAGCGCACGTCTGAACCGTGAAATCCTCAAGGTGGGAGCCAACTCCTATCAGGTGGTTGATCAGGTGACGGCAGGCGCAGGTGGATACTACACCAAGGCAACTTGGTATCAGACTCTTGGAAACAAGATTCAGAAGGTATCCAACAAGATTCACCAGCTGACGCTGCGTGGTGGTGCAAACTTCATGGTCGTTGGACCAGATGTGGCAACCATCCTTGAATCCATCCCCGGATTCGTAGTGAACACTGATGGTGACTCGGCCAAGTTCGCAATGGGCGTAAGCCGTGTTGGTAGCTTCGCAAGTCGCTTCCAAGTCTATAAGAACCCATATATGCAAGAGAACCTCATTCTCTTGGGCTTCCGTGGAAACAACTTCCTCGAAACCGGCGCAGTGTATGCACCATACATTCCGCTCATCCAGACGCCGTTGGTGTACGATCCTGTCAACTTCACGCCAAGGCGTGGTGTCATGACTCGCTATGCGAAGAAGATAGTCAGGCCCGAATTTTATGGCATTATCTACGTATCTGATACTAATCAGGTATAATTGATAATTCATATAAGTCGTTTAATCACAAGGGCATCCTTCTGGATGCCCTTCTTTATTTTACAAAAGTAAAATAAATTGACTAAACCATATAACTCTGATATATTTATTAGCATGAAGAGTGGAATATACAAAATAACAAATACAACCAACGGAAAGTTTTATATCGGAAGTGCTAAAGATATTGATTGGCGATGGACAATTCATAAACGGGATTTACGAGCAGATCGCCATTGTAACCAAAAATTACAACATTCGTGGAACTATCATGGAGAAGATAAGTTTGTATTTGAAATACTTGAAGAGACAACATCGGAGCAGAATATATTGTTTGAACGTGAACAACATTACCTTGATACCTTGAAACCATATGTTAGAGAGATTGGATACAATATAGGTTCTACTGCCGAGGGTGGTGATAACATCACTCACCATCCTGATCGGAACGCCTTTATTGAAAAAATGAAGATTGTGAACAGAGGAGAAAATAATGGGATGTATGGAAAAACACATTCAAACGAAGCAATCGAAAAACAAAAAGACAAAGCAAAGGGAAGATACACTTTAGAATGGTTTGTCGAGCGGTATGGTAAACGAGAAGGTAAAAAACAATTTGAAGAACGAAATAAAATGTTGTCAAGTCGAAATCTAAATTGTAGTTATCCAAATCCAAGGAAAGGAATGAAATTTTCTCCGATGTCGGAGGATACAAAGAAAAAATTATCCGATACAAAAATACGAATGAAAATACAAAGAAAATTTTTATTGGAAGACATAAAGAGTAACAGATATAGTATGTTACAATTATGTGAAAAATATGACATTGGGATGACAGCAATAAAATATCACAAACGAAAACTTCGTATGAATGGTCAGTTGTAAAACAACTTGATTCCGTGCTCAAGTTGTGGTATTATAACAAGTTATGAAATCATTCTTCATCGGTATTTATAAGATGTTCATTGAACCATTATTGGGTATATGGATTATTCTAACAGCAGTATTTGGAATTGGGTGTCTTATTGCTGTCACATGGTTATGGTTCTTTAGATGGTTGGGAATAAACATATGAAATGTTTTTGGATTGTAGAAAATTTCGTCAAAGAGCCATCTTTCAAAGGATTGACTGAGGCTATCAAAGAATTGGGATATCCTCTGTTGGAAATCAACGGAGACTATTCCCGAGATATGCTTACCAAGGTAGATAGTCCTTGCGTAATTCTTAACGGATCAATAAAGATGGTCAAGTTGGTCAGGGAAGGATTGCCATTCAATTACCATCCTGTCTCATACTGTAATTTTCAGAACTACAAATGCTCTGCATATTATAGTCACTTTGGTCCTTACCTCTTCAATGACAAGTACTGTTTGATGTCATTGAAGGAACTCGTGCGTCAGAAATATGATGTTTGGGGACATTATGGCAAGGATGGGGTCATTTTTATACGTCCAGATTCGGGCGAAAAGACCTTCCAAGCAGGTCTCTTAGACATTATTGACCTTGCCCAACTCCACGAATCCAATACGGATTGCGAACATGATTTGATGCTTGTTTCCACGCCCAAGAACATTCGGTGGGAAGGACGCTTTGTTGTATCTCGTAAGAGAGAAATCATCGCTTCTTCAACCTATCGTTTTCAGGGACAAGTTGCCAAAATTCCAAGCGTCCCCGAGGAAACCACCAAGTTCTGTAAGAAGTTGCTTCGGGAAGTCAACTATCTCCCCGACTCCGTGTTCTGCTTTGACATTTGCCAAGACAATGATGGTGAGTGTTGGTTGCTTGAACTGACGAGTTTTTCAAGTGCGGGACTTTACGAAACCAATAAGAAGGCGATTGTAGAAAAAGTCAGTGAAATCGCCATTGAAGATTGGAACATTTGGGGTCGTACTGCAATTCTAAGACCCGAAAACTAATGGCATTGATACGGGTTTCTCAGATATTTATATCTGTGATGCTATGATCAAGCTACGCCATTTGTTGTCCGAAATCTACATTGATGGGTTTACATCCTCTGACGAAAAGCAGGGGTTTCGTCGTCCTGAGAACTTTGATGATTATGCCGAAGGATCTGGATGGATAGCCTACCGAGGCGGCAACGATTGGGAGAATGGAACTACTGCTTGTGCCGTCTATTTCAATGCCAAGGAAGAACAAGCACGTATTTGGTTTACTGTCAAAGTCCCCAAGGGAATGACTCCCGACAGCGATTGCCCCAAAGAGAAACAGAAGGAGTGGAACGAGTGGGGAGAGAAAGCATCAAAGAAATGGATTTCTATCGCCAAGAAGATTCACTCAGTTCCCAAAGAGTATTTCAAGGATGGTAAGCCTTGGTATAAGGATTGGAAGACTTGTTTCATTGAAGCGTTGAAGAAACGTGACATGAAAAAGTACGTCAAGGAATGGGGTGTGGACCATACAACTTGGAAAGCAATGAAGAAGTCGGAACCAGAACCCGCCACACAGCAACCCAACAAACCATTGGCACAAGACGAACCAGAAAAGAAGCAAGCGGTCAATGAGGGGTCGTCTGTTCCCGGTGCATTGGAGGGATGGTTGGATACGAGTGGTACTTGTTGGTATGTTGAGGATACACATGCTGAATGGGCAGCTAGATACTTGAAAGAACCCCCTCCTGATGAAACCGATGTTGGTGCTTATGAGCACCGAAGAATGGTATTGATGCGCCAGCTTTTTGACAAGGGTTGGGTTCGTATTATCATCCAACACGGCAACGATTTGCTCTATTTTGATACGTTTGATAAGCCGTGGAAACAACTAACTCGTTCTCAGAAATCGTGGTTGTATAGTGCGGCGATTCACGGTGTTGGTATTCAAGGTGACAAAATAGAAGTCAAGAGTGATGACTTCAGAGTTCCTCCTTACAAACTTCAGTTTGGTGGTGGGAAAGGCAATGGATACATCGAAGTTGGTGATATGAGAGAGGTAAAGGTCTAATGATTTCATTTGCTAAAATCATGCGTCAAGTATTGACGGAGACGATGACTTTCAAACAGCTTTGGAAGAATGCCGCCAGTCGTCCATATAAGACCGATCCAACACAGACTCGTGCAGACCGTGGAAAACATCACGTTCGTTCACGTTCTATCAGAGTTATGGCAACGGAAAATGGTGAGGCGTGGACTTTTAGATACAAGTCAGACCATGCAACATCTACCACCAATGAACCCTATCATGGATTTGTCAACTTTGTCAAAGAAGGACCATCGTGGAAAAAAGAAAGTCCAAGCGCAGATGATTTGCCGTGTATGGTAGATTGTGATTGCCCCGATTATCGCTTTCGTTTTGCCTATAACAATGCTCAAGCAGGATCGGGCACTATTGGGGGAGAAGGTGGAGTGCCGGGATGGAAACATCACAACACTAATAACGGAGCAGCACCAAGACCCGTTGAAGATGGTGGAGTTGGGGATTATGGACCGGGATTGTGTAAACATCTATGTGCATTGACTGAGTACTTGAAAACAAAAGTTGATCCCGATGCTCCCGATCCGGATGAGAAACCAGAACCAACTACCAAAACTCCTGTAAAGCAACCACGTCCTTCTCAAGGACCAGCAACGTCTGATGCTCCCGAGCCGGGAGATTCTTACTCCGATAGCCGTGGCGATTCTTCAGGATATTCTGATAGTCGTGGAGGTCTTGAAGAAAGTATGGGGTCGGCAGCGCAACGCCTAAGTCAATTTGTGCGAGAAAACCCAACATTTGAAGTTGAGTATGAATAACGTAGAAAAATTGCGATTACTTATCAAAGCAATCGTCAACGAAACCATTAGTGTCATGTCCGAAGAACATGAACGTGGCGAATGGTGGATTGACGAATCGGGTCAAGCTACGTACTGCGACAATCAAGTAGTTGACCAAGGGCACGAAGCGGTTGTTATTCATTCACTCATTCACGAGATTCTATCCCATTTCGGAATTGATGAAGACGAGCCGGGCGAGCTTGCCGGTTATGAAGAGTCTATCAAAGAATCTCTTTTTGCTGATGGTCGTTTAGACGACGAAGAGTTGGCAGGATGGGAGAATATGAAGGGTGCCAAATACAATGGTCCTGCCGAAATCATTATCAAAAAGCTTTTGGAAGACAAGGCATACAAAGACCCCAAACAGGCAGAGGATGCTGTGTATATTGCGTATGGTAGCAATACCCGAGATGCCCGTGACTACGCAATGAAGTATTGGCGTTGGAAGGTCATGAAGACGCAAGGTAATGAAATCGAAATTCAAACGTGGCATCTTAAACCAGATGATTTGGGTATCATTGTACGAGGCATTTGGGAAATCATGGGAGACGACGACCCTAACAACGAAGAAGATTCCGACAATGAAATTGGAGAAGATGGATACCCCGGTCCTCGGGTGAACGTTACCGTTCAAGCATCTGGTAAGCGTTTCCACGACATTCCATTGGCGGTTCTTGAGAAGAAGATGCCTCAGAATCTTCATAACTATCAAAGCGGAGTCCACGTAGGATATACGCAATAAGATAATTTATTTCCTTTCCTTATATTATCAGATGCCCATAGGGGTTGATAATTTGTATAGTGACATGCTTTCAAAAATTGAGATCTGTCGGTTAAATCAAATGAATCCAAGGGAATGATGTGATCCATATGCCATCCATTTTTTCCATAATTTCTCCACGACATTCCATCCAACCATTTTCGTTCTATGTAAAGTTTGAATTCGGGGATACTACACCCCAAATCTTTTACGGCAGAACCATTCTTTTGATTTCCTCTAATTGCTTGATATAATCTACTTCTTAGACTATATGTTAATTTGAAGTGTACGTCTTTCTTCAGTCTAGCACTACAGTATTTTCTATGATATTCTCTTATTTTAATTCTGTTGGTTTGACGATATAATTTCTTCCAATTACAAAAATATTTTCTATTCTTATTTCTCCATTTCTTTCCTTTTTGTGAATAGTAATCTTTGTTTTCTTCATAATGTTTTTTTCTATATTCTTTTCTTGATTTCTTATTTTTAAGATACCATCTTTTACATGCTTCTCTTTGTCTTTTTATTTTCCCAATATCGTCGCATGGTTTCGGCATTGAGTCGGTCTTTATGTCTCTGATAATATCTTTTTGCTCTTGCTCGTTGCTGTTCGAGCAATTCTTCTCTGCTTCGGTTGAGGAATTTTCTTCCCATAAAACTTTTTCTCCTTCTGTTGTTAATAAATTATTCATACCAACAATAAATATAATGTCAGAGAATAAAACGTCAAAGAAAATAACATTTCACAATGTTACAGATATTTATAATCATGATCAAACTAAAAAATTTACTAAGCGAAGATTTTCATTATAACCATAAGGACTATAGGCTTTATGAGGGAAAAAATGAAATTGTTGCTGTCTTTGAAGATAATAGCAGACTCAAGTTTGAAGTTCATTTCCGTGACAACCGTGGGGAAGATAAAGAAAAGTGGCGTAGGAGAGCATTTTCAAAGTGGAAGACACTTGCCAATGAAATCCACGGGGATGTTCAACTTACTGACAAAGGAAATCCTGTTCAAAAGACATGGAAAGAATCATTTGAGGAAGCATTGAAACATCCCGAACTTCAGGAGTTTATGCGTCATAGTCCTCATCACAGAGTTTTTGATGACAAAGGTTATCCCGCATCAGTACAAGGCAAACCACAACCTTGTATGGACCCTGTGAATTTTACCCGAATGGGTTAATTACTTCATGCCCAAATAGTGGGCAATCGTGAGAAGCTTCGTGGTAACATAATTACCAAAGGTATTCTGAGCAAAGCTTTGTGATGTACTATAGTTCCACATCGCTTCGGCAATCTGTTCGGGTGTGTATGAAGACCCCGAAGATGAGCTGGTAATATATGTTGGAACTTCTATCTTCCGTTATGTCAATGTGTTTTGTTGTCATTTTCTTATTCAAGAAATAAATCCGGTGATCAGTCCGTTTTTGATAACTATACTACCAGTGCCGAATGGCATGGTTGAAGTTATTCCCATCGTTCCATCTTTGGAAGCATATGAGGAAGTAATTGAGTGCCCGGCTATTAAATTTTTCGGAACCCTGAAGTCACCACTAACATAGTCACTTTGTAACACATAATCAACCCCATGTGCTACTATAGTTCCTCCATCCTCAAACAAATCTCCGTTTTGATTCCCAGAGCGAACTTTTCCTCCGTTGACATACACCAGTGGTCCACCACTGGTGATACCGTCCGTAATGCTCTGGTGGTTTCCTCCAATGACATTTGCCGTTGCATTGGGTGATCCCCCAAACAGAATAGCATCGGTATAGCCAAATGTATCGCAATTTTTGACAGTAATTGTTGAACCAGAGAACGCATTAAGTCGAAGTCCGTAACCTGCTATTTCTCCCCCGAACAGTTTGCAATTATCATACCAGATATTTGTAAGCAAATGCTGCGTAGCTCCACCAGCATGGTTGTTCAGATAGGCTGCACCATTGGCTTCGTTGTGATTTGGTTCGGCAATTATGTTTTTTATAGTTTGGTTAGAGGCGGACAAAGCTGCCGTTGAATAAAATCCGATAGCGGATGTATTTGATCGGATATAAAATCCATCAATGGTTACTGCCGAACTGGTTAGGTGTATCAATGGTTGCGTCAGCGTTGAACCAACCAATTGAGGTTGACCTAGACCAACCATAGACACACTGGTTGGTAATTGAATGGAACTACTCACCACATATACTCCACTATTAAACACATATATGGTGTCTCCGGCAACACTTGCGTTCGAAGCAGATAGAAGTAAGTTACCTCGATTAAGACTGTCGTTTGTTGTGCGGTAATAAGTGAATGTTCCATTGGCATGTGTAACCATTATATTATACGGAACCAGCACACTTGCGCTCAAGGAGTTGTTGGACCAAGACGAGGTTAACTCTTGGGTACTATTATTGGGTGCGCTAAACAATGAAGCTGATACTGTGCCCCTAACGTGTAAATTCGTTTGTGGAGTAGTGGTACCAATTCCGACAAACCCACTGGCACTGATGAACAATCCGGCTGACGCTGGATTATTTTGGTTGAAAAAAGCAAAACCTTTAGAAGAAAAAAATTGCCTTAAATTTATGTATGAAGAAGAAAGTATATTAAGGTCTTGAAAAGTAGTAACATGAATACCAGTATTTAGGTTGCTCGACAAACGTAAAGATTTAAAACCTCTTAACTCACAGATATTATTCAAATCTACATAATCTTCCCAAAAAAGACACGAACTTGTCCACTTATTCAAATCGTTTCTGGTCTGCCAGACCAGAGCTTTATGCATATTGTTTAGGTAAGAACCATTATTTTGGACGAACATTGACAGTCTTCCTTGGGCTTCGATAGAATTTCTAAAAGCGGAAAATCCCATTGGAGTTGAATAAGTGTTGAGTCCGTTGAATGGGTTACTAAGAATTATTCCTTTTTCGGGAATTGCACTTGAGCCGGTGATGTCGAATACTATTAGGTTGCTCGCAGATACAAATAATGACCCGGAAACCTTCAAATTTCCATCAACAATGTTTACATTGCCATTGTGAGTTGTGTCCGGCAATGCTGTCCAAGGATAGCTTGAGGAAAGAGACGAAGATGCCCAAGAAGACGATACAATTGTTGGAGTATTGTTAACGTAGTCGGCAAAGATTGCGTGTGACGCCGACGTAGCAAATGAAGCACTGGTTGCCGTATTCGAAGATGTGGCAGTATCCGCCAGCAAAGCATTGCCAGCAAAAATAGCATTTGATGCCGATGTGGAGAATACAGCTGTATCTGCTACTAATGCGTGAGATGAACTTGTCGCTGTATCTGCTGAAGTTGCTGTTCCAGCTGTTTCGGCATAAGTTGCATAAGATGCCGTATCAGGCACATTCAAAGCAACATCTGCTACAAGAGCGTGACTGGCAGAAGTAGCCGTATCAGATGCTCCGGCTATTGAAGCATAATCTGCAACCGATGCACTCAAGGAAGCACTTGCCCACGATGCGCTTATTTGCTCAACTTGTGGATACAAATTAGGCACATAACTTGCGCTGACAGCATTCTCAGGAGTGAATGTGATCGCATCTGCTGAATTAGCTGTAAGAGCGTGAGATGCGCTCAATGCGGATTCGGCATAAGTTGCATAAGATGCCGTATCAGGCACATTCAAAGCAACATCTGCTACAAGAGCGTGACTGGCAGAAG